AAAGGGGCAGCAATGGAAACATTAATTACTAACGCATCTGATACACCAGCAATTGAAACTTTATACACGTATGTAAATACAGCTGATGAAGGGGACCCTAAAGTCATTGAAAGACCATTAGGAGAATTACCAAAATTAGGATCTTAATATGTCTATTATTATTCCAGCAAACACTTTAGCAACAGGTGGTTATGAAGTAGATAATTCATGTAGGTTTAATGGAGATGCTTATGTTCATAAAGCTGTAGTTGCTGGAAACCAAAGAACTTTTACATATTCATCTTGGATTAAAAGATCAACACTTAATAATTATGATACTTTTATAGGTTATGCTGGAACTGCTGGTGGTGGTGGTGGAACTAACAGAGGAGAATTAATATTTGTTGGAGATGGAGATGATACATTAAGAGTTGGTTTTAATCCTGGTGGTAGTAGTTGGTCAAACTATACTGTTAGTGATAAAGTTTTTAGAGATACATCAGCTTGGTATAACATAGTTTTAAAAGTTAACACAACAAATGGAACAAATACAGAAAGGCTTAAAATTTTTGTTAATGGAGTTTCTCAAGGTTTAGATGGTTATCCTGGACAAAATTTTGATACTGGATTTAATGTAGATGGTTATGTTTATCATGTAGGTAGATCAGCTTCTGGTACTGGAAATTTTATTAAAGGTTATCTTGCTGAAGCAGTATTTATTGATGGAACAGCTTTAGACGCAGATAGCTTTGGAGAATTTGACGAAGATAGTGGAATATGGAAACCAATAGATGTATCTGGTTTAACCTTTGGCAACAATGGATTTCATTTAGATTTTGAAGCTAGTGGTAATTTAGGTAATGACGCAAATGGTGGAACAGATTTTACAGAAGTAAGTTTAGCTGCAACAGATCAAACTACTGATACTTGCACAAATAATTTTGCAACATGGAATGGAGTAATAAGAGCATCAGACTTAACGCTTAGTGAAGGCAATACACAAGCAGCTGGAGGTAACGCATCTTACCATGGAACTTATGCAAGTATAGTTCCTACAAGTGGAAAATGGTATGCAGAGTTTAAAATTACTGCACCTACTTATGGACAAATAGGAATAATTACTGCTGACACTTTAACAGATGGTAATAGAACTGTATATTCATTATCTTCAAATATTTACTGGCAAGATAACGTAACTAGTATTAAATATTTTTTAGCAGATGGAGATGGAACAGCAACAAGTCAAGGTACTGCAGCAGTTTCAGGTGGTAGTAATTCTGTCGCTACTTATACTACAAATGATATTATAAGTATTGCTATTGATGTAGATAATGGCAAAGGTTATTTTGCAAAAAATGGTACTTTTGTAAATTCAAGTAATCCTGCAAATGGAACAAATTCTTTTACGTTAGCTTCTGACTATGCAAGGGGTAGCACATGGTATTTTGGTGGAAATAATTATACAGTACAAGCTAATTTTGGCAATCCACCTTATGCAATCTCATCAGGCAACGCAGATGGTGATGGATTTGGAAATTTTGAGTATGCAGTACCTAGTGGCTACTTTGCCCTTTGTAGTAAAAACCTAGCGGAGTATGGATAATGGCTTATACAGATATAGACGATCCATCAGCATACTTTCAAACAAAATTATATACAGGAAACGGTGGAACAAATGCTATTACTTTTGATGGAAATTCTGATCTTCAACCAGATTGGGTTTGGATAAAAAATCGGACTTTAAGTGGAGGATATGCTCATAATCTTTTTGATAGTGTAAGAGGAACTAATAAAAAATTAGTAACCAATGATACTAGAGCAGAAACTAGTGAAACTAATGGTTTAAACTCATTTAATTCAGATGGTTTTACTCTTGGTGAAGATAGTGGAACAGAAGAAGTAAATAGAGATGGTGGTGTACAAGTATCATGGAACTGGAAAAAATCTGCAGATGCTGGATTTGATATAGTTTCATATACAGGAAATGCTACTGCAAGAACGATCTCACATTCGTTATCAGCCGTACCTGCTTGGATGATTATAAAATGTAGATCAGAATCTGGTCATAGTTGGAAAGTTTATCATAGAAGTATAGGAGCTACTAAAACATTGGCTTTGCAAAACAATAGTACTCCAGATGATGACGCTAATTATCATGGTGACACCGAACCTACATCTTCAGTTTTTACAATAGGCTCAAATGGAGATGTTAATGATAATGGAGAAACTTTTATAGCTTATTTATTTGCAGAAAAACAAGGATTCTCAAAATTTGGCTCATACATAGGTAATGGACAAGCTGATGGTACGTACGTACACCTGGGATTTTCTCCAGCATGGATTATGAGAAAAAAAACAAGTGGTACTGAAAATTGGACAATACATGATAATAAAAGAGATACACATAATGTAACTTTTAAAAGATTATTAGCTAATGATAGTGGTGCTGAATACGATTCTGCAAGTAATCAAGTAGATTTATTATCAAATGGTTTTAAATGCAGAGCAAATAATGATGGTGGTAATGCTGATGATGGACAATACATCTACATGGCTTTTGCTGAACAACCATTCGTAACATCAACAGGAGTGCCTGCAACGGCAAGATAATTATGCTACAAAAAGTAAACTTTCAACCTGGATTCAATAAACAAGTCACATCAACTGGCGGCGAAGGCCAATGGGTTGAAGGCGATAATGTTAGATTTAGATATGGTTATCCAGAAAAAATAGGAGGATGGGCGCAATTAGGTTCTACAAGTTTAACTGGTAGAAACACAGCAATACACCATTTTGTAAATGCTAGTGGTATTAAATTTGCAGCTCTTGGAACAAACAGAATTTTATACGTATACTCTGGAGGTATTTTTTATGACGTACACCCTATTAAAGCTACTACAACTTTAACTGGTGCATTTTCTACAACTAACGGGTCTGCAGTTGCAACAATAACTTTTTCATCTGCACACAATATAAACAAAAGCGATGTAATATTATTAGATAACTTTACATCTATTACTAATTCAAATTTTACATCAGGTAATTTTGAAGATGTAAAATTTATGATAACAGATATACCAACTGATACTACACTAACTATTACAATGCCCTCTAACGAGTCAGGATCTGGTGCAAGTACATCTGGAGGTATTAGAGTACAACATTATTATCCAGTAGGCCCTGCAGTTGAAGTTGCATCTACTGGTTGGGGTCTTGGATCATGGGGTGGTGTACAACAAGGACAATTTACGTCAACTCTTTCATCAGGTATAAATGCATCGGTAACTTCTTTAACTATGGCAAGTTCATCTTCTTTTTCATCATCAGGTACAGTACAGATTGGTTCTGAATTAATTACTTACACTGGAAATAGTAGTGGTACATTATCTGGATTAACTAGAGGAGCTTCAGGTACAACAGCAGCAATTCACTCAAGTGGCGCAACCGTAACAGATGCATCAGGTTTTTTTGCATGGAACGCTGCAGCGTCTGGTGATATTGTAACAGATCCAGGACTATGGTCCTTGGACAATTTAGGTAATAGCCTAGTTGCAACAATATTTAATGGCGAAAGTTTTACATGGAATTCAGATGCAAATAACGCTACAAACACTAGAGCAGCTATTGCAACGGGTGCACCAACAGCATCACGGGATATGTTAGTATCAACACCTGATAGACACTTAATTTTTTTTGGAACAGAAACTACAATTGGAACTCCTTCAACTCAAGACGAAATGTTTATAAGATTTTCTTCTCAAGAAGATATTACAGATTATACACCTACAGCAACCAACAGTGCCGGTACACAAAGACTGGCTGATGGATCACGGATCGTGGGCGCACTAAGAGGTAGAAATGCAATTTATGTTTGGACTGATACTGCATTGTTTATTATGAGATTTGTTGGAGCACCATTTACATTTGCCTTTGAACAAGTTGGAACTAACTGTGGTTTGATTGGTAAGAATGCTTGTGTTGAAGTTGATGGTACAGCATACTGGATGTCAGAAAATGGTTTCTTTAAATATGGTGGACAACTAGAATCACTACCTTGTTTAGTTGAGGATCATGTGTTTGATGATATAAATACAATTCCTAAACAACACATTAATGCAGGTCTTAATAACTTGTTTGGTGAGATTAGTTGGTTCTATCCAAATTCTGGATCTAACGTGGTTAATAGAGTTGTTACTTACAATTATATAGAATCATCAAACGATAGACCTATATGGACTACAGGTACATTAGACAGAACAGCTTGGTCTGATTCTGCTGTGTTTGGTAAACCTCACGCATCACAGTATGATGCTAATACTAATGTTGGATCTACTAGTACAACTTATGTACAAGGTAATACAGATGGATCATCAATATATTATGAACATGAAAAAGGATTAGATCAAATTAAAGAAGGTGCAACAAGTGCAATAACTTCTAATATACAATCAGGAGATTTTGATATA